CGGCGTAAATGTTGGATTACCGTTCAAGCCAACGCCAGTTTCAGCGTCGAGTTGCAGCGAGTGGTGGGCCGTGCGCTTGAGGTTGTTTGCGCCGGTAGGCAACGCCCGCCATGACCGTAGCCACTTCTGGACGCCGCCATTGTCGGCGTAGACATCCAGATTGAACTTGTAGATGTTGCCGTTTTCAAAGTCACCGACGATGGTGTTGCCGCCAAAGTTGCACTGGCAGTTCGACCTGTGCCGGGTGAATTGGCCTTGCTCAATACCGGCGCGTTCGTGCCAGGCTTGGGTCGCTACGTCATAGACCCATGTTGCATTGGCGCTTGGAAACGTGAGAACGTAGAAGGCGTGGCCTTCCTGCTGGTACGTGTAAGCCAGCGCGTTGGACAAGTTGCCGTACTGCGCGATGGCGTACTCAATAGCATGAGTAGAAACCCGTATTCCGGCGTAGCCGTTTGCCTTGTAGACAATGCCCTGGCCCCGTGCGTCGGTGCCAAGCCAGAACAACGTGTTGTCGAGTTTGGCGACCGAATATGCGGCCACACAGCCAATTTCGTTGAACGCGCCTTGGATGGGTGACAACGGGAAGTTGGCAAGCCCGGCGTTGTACCAGACCTCAGTTGAGTCCGTACCAAACACCCACAGTTGCCGGTGGTCGCAATTGATCGCCACTACGCCGTCAGGCGAACCGTCAGCGCTGGAGAAGAACAACGGATCGAATACCAGCGGGTAGATGTACTCACCGGACGCCGGGTTGACCGTATCGACCGACCACAAGCGCTGGCTGTTTGGCTCGTTGAAGATAAACTGCGTGTCCAAGTAGCCGACCGTGACAGCGCCAGGGAAGTTCTCGTCAGTAATCTGGTTAAACTCGCCGGTTGGCTCGTAGTACGTGTAGCTTGGCCCGTTACAGGCAAAGAACAGCACCGCGCCGTTGTCGGCAATGGACACTGGCCCTGTGCCTGACACATCGCCAATCTTGACTGGTGTAGCTGTCAGGCCGGTCAGTTGATAGACCTCCGCGCCAGATACGACATAGAAGTCAGTGCCGTTGGTCTGGTGCGACCACAGCGCCCGGATAGGCCCAGTCCCTACGGTCTGAAGGAACTCTAGCCCTGGTGTGCGGTTCAGAAAGCCCGCAGTCTTGCCGCCATCCGTTGTGGCCTCTGGAAACATGTTGACCATGCGGTTGTCCGCAGCGTTGATGCTGCGGGCAACGTAGCTGCTGCCCAATATAGGCGTATTCATGCTATGCTACCCCTATGTTGAACATATGTCGAAAGGTTAGCGCCATGAAAATAACGCCCGAACACGTTCGAGATGTGCTTGATTATGACCTTACAACGGGTATTTTTCACTGGCGTAAAAAAGTTGCCCAACGAGTACATGTGGGGGATTATGCGGGCAGCAAACACCATAGCGGATACTTGAGCATATTTACTCTTGGCAGAAGTCATAGAGCGCATCGCTTGGCGTGGATGCATTACTACGGGGAACAACCGCCGAAATTTATTGACCACATAAACGGCAAACGATCTGACAACAGAATTGCAAATCTTCGGGAGGCTACCGCAGCAACGAATGCTGAAAATAGGCGCAGCAGCCAAAAGGGTTCTGCGTCTGGGTTGCTTGGTGTCGCCCGAAACGGAAACAACTGGCAAGCGTACATCTGCGTTCAAGGAAAGCCGGTCTACCTCGGGACGTTTAAAACACCCGAAGAGGCGCATCAAGTCTACCTTGAAGCAAAGCGTAAATATCATGCCGCCTGTACCATTTAGTAGTTAAAAATTTCCGGCGTACACGTTGAAGCGCTGCCTGTTAGCCACCAAAGCGTAAGGCATCGACATGATGTCGTCAGGGTTGTTGATCCGCTTCAGATCACGCTTGCTGGTCATGGCGATGCGCTGCACCTGTGGGCTAGGCTCAACGCCAAACTCAGGCGCTATCTCCATCGCCAAGTTGTACGCAAACGCCCGCATGTAGCCGGGCGGGAAGTACAACTCAGTTGCCAGCGCGACTGGCTCGTCAAGCACCTGCACCGACACGAAGTGCCATTCCAACGCCCGTGTAGGCTTTGGGTAGATCGTCATGGAGATGTTGGGAAACTCCATGTTAGTCCACATGACTTGCGGATAGGTCGAAGTCACCGTCTTGACAGCAATACCGTTGTACTGCTGCTGGTTGATAAACTTGATGCCGTAGGAGACGTTGGTGCCCGGATCGCGGTAGTACGTTGAGTCGTCCAGCAGCACGGGCCGCAGGCCGACAAAGTCACCCGTAGGGCCAAGGGTCCGGTTTATCTCGTCTACCGGCCAAGTAAACACCTGGTCGATGGTGTTGTAAGCCATTAGACGCTCGGTACTCCATGAGTCGAGCATCTGGTTCAACGCGATTAGCGCGTCTTGCGAGGTGGCAGCAGACGGCGTTTCACCTTCAGCGAGGATACCTAGCAGCCGAAGCGCCCTGTTGATCTGATCGCCCGCCGTGTAGGTCGCCATGCTTATACCTCTTCAGTTTCCGCTTTGCGGGTGTATTTTCGCTTGAGAGCGTTCACAGGAGGCTCTTCGACTTCTTCCAGATTGTAGCGCGTCCATCCGCTCTTTTCGTCGTAATCAGCCTCTGCCTCAACGCAAGCAACTTTGGTGCCGTGGACGGCGTGTCTCAGATAGATGTGCATATTAGATGGGGGCCGAAGCCCCCGGTACATTAGGCAGTGATGCCGATGTTTTTCAATGCCGTGCGGATGGCATTGATAGCGGTTGCCAGCTCAGTACCCGAAGCGGTATTGGTGACAGCCACGATAGCAGCAGCTTGAGCAATGGGGGCCAGACCGTAAAAACTTGCAGTCCCACCCGTCTTACCCATGACCGCGCCATCGAGTTGCTGATCTTCGTAAGCAACGCCGATTGGTTTAGTGTTTGCCATGATAGATTAGCCAACACGGTACATGGTGTACGCAGCATCGCCCGTTTTGCGAAACAGGAATCGCGCTGCGCCGCCAACACCTGCCGCACTGCCGGTGATAGCAACAACCAAGTTGCCAACCGTAGTAATGCCTGCGCCGGTAACGATTGTGATCAACCCGGTCGAAGTGCCCAAGTTGATAACAGTCAGCTCAAACGTGCTGTTGACTTTTGCGTTGGTAAACACAGCGTCAATCAGAGTCGCCGTTGGAAGCGTGTAAGACGCTGCCGTAGTGGCCGTAGTGCCAACTAGGATGCCGCCAGTGACTTGCGCGGCGGTCAGGGTAGCCGTAACGGTCGCCGTCTGGGGCGCTGCTTGAACGCCCATGACGATTTCGTTGGTATTGCCATCGGTGTACTGATATCCACCGCCAGAGTTAGGAAGAGCCATGATATTTTTCCTTAAAAAAAGTTACGAAGAAGCCCCCGAAGGGGCATTCAATTTAGCCCCACATGCGGCAAGCCATTTGCGGACGAATGGCGCTATAGCCATACAGAACGTCAATACGGCAAGGCATACGGTCGTTGTTGATGTCGTACTGGCGAACGATCCGCAGACTGATGCCGTTATGGACAGCGCGAGCGGCCATGTCAACACCTTGGGGCAGCAACAGGTCAGCCGTAGCGAACGTGATAGCGTCCTTGTGGTAGATCAAGTTCTGCGGGTAAGCCGTAGATGCGGCGCCGACGAAAGTAACTGCCTTGCCGTCAACAGGGAACGCATCAATCGTTGCCAGAGCGCTGCTTGAGGTGTACATCGCAGGAGAAATTGCAATGTTAGTCCAAGCGCCGCTTGAAGCGGTGCTGGCCGCTGTCACAACGAATTGCTGAAGCGAACCAGTTGACTCACGGGTTTGCGGGTTGACTGCGTACACATCTGCGATGGTGAACACATCCCCGACAACAACCGTAGCCGAAGCCGTGCCGCCGTCAATGCTGATGGTGGCTTGGCCTTGAGTGCTGACAGTGCCGTTGACCAGAATGGTGTCCGAGGTCGAACGGGTGCCGGTAGTGTGAACCTTGATCGACTGGCTCATGTTGACTTCATCGAAGCCCAGAACGCCGGTGCCCATCATGCCGTTACGGAACTGCTTGCTTACAGTGTCTGTCGGGTTGAACAGACCCTTCATGCCTTCGACCAGACCAGCATTTGCAGCCGGATTGACGGTGGCATAACGTGGCGACATCAC